CACCCAAGGGATGCAGCAGCCTGTCCTTATCGCTCGTCGCACCAGTGAAATGACGCCCCAGGAGCGCCAGCGGTTTACCACTGATACGTCGTCTCAAAGCGGGCTGGCGATGACAGCAAGCGAAAAGGCCGGTAAGGATTCCGGCATCGCGGCAAACATCGAAACACCTGTGACGTTTGGCGATGTCGGCAAAGCCGAAAACAGCGATTTCGTCCGTAAGTTTGTCGAAGCTCTGCCTGTTTCAGAACGCGGCATGATGATGGACAAAAATGGCCGGTTGTCCCCGGAAGGCAAGCGCCGCATCGAAGCCGCCCTGGTTTCTCGCGCTTATGGTGATTCGGGCATTGTCGAAAAAGCCTTTATGAACAGCGACAACGACGTCAAGAGCATCACCAATGCCATGACAAACGCCGCTGGACCTTGGCACGAAATGCGAAAAGCCGCAGCAGAAGGCCGTATTCCAGCCGAAGCAGACGTGACAAAGCAACTGACAGAAGCCGTATCTGCCGTGTCGAAGGCTGTTGCCGACGATATGCCCAGGGGCGCTTATCTGAACCAGAGCGATTTCACCAGGGAACCTATCGGAGATGCTGTCCGCAAATTGATCTCGCCGGATGGGGTCAAAATCGGGTCTTCAAAATATATCGCTGAAGCGCTTAACAACTATGCCGAAGAAGCCTTAAAGAACGTCAAAGAAGGCCGGATGTTTGGCGAGCCTCTCAGTGCTGAAGACGTGGTGAAAGCTGCTGCCGACAAAACTATGCGCGAAAATGGCATTGCTCCGTCAAAAGAAGCGCCAGCCGGGCCTGCTGAAGAAATTAAAACTACAGAAGGTTCTGTATTCGACCGGCCATACTTCGAGCAGGGTGCAGCAGATAAACTAAGCGAAGCAAAAGCAGCGCACGCTAATTTTGCGCGGACATTTCGCCAGGAGCCGGTTAAAGGCGCTTTGGCAGATTATGGGTATTCCGGTGATTATAAGATGCCTGCCGGTGCTGTGCCTGATCGCGCATTGCCTGCCGGGCCAAAGGGTTATGAGAACACAACCGCCTTTTTGAAAGCCAACAATAATTCGCCGGAAATAATCGCCGCCTTGCAACAAACGGCAATTAATAAACTGCGCGATACGATGGGCGGCGATTCGCTTTTGGCGCAGAAAAAACTGGATGCTTGGAAAACCAAATACGACAGCTCTCTCCGTGCAATCGAAGAAGTCTCGCCGGGTTTCAAGAGCAAGTTTGATGACCTGGCGTCGGCGACGGAAAGCCTAAACAGCGCCCGGCAAGCGAACGTCGAGCGCATGGCGCTGGAAAAGAAGTCTGCGGCCAACCAGATCATTGGCGCTCAAACAGCAGAAGAGATGCGTTCGCGTGTCGGCAACCTTCTGACTGCCACTGACGGTGCAGCCAAGATCAAAGAGATCATGGGCCGCATGGCGGGCAACCAGGACGCTATCGACGGTTTGCGCCGCGCTGCGACTGAACACCTGGTGGATCGGTTCAGCAATGCGTCGATTGCTGGGGGCGAACATACCCTGTCCGGTGCGAAGTTTGGCAAATTTTTGACGGCCAATGCCGACTCCCTGGAAGCCATGTTCGGCAAAGAGGGCGTTGCAAACATGAAGCGCATCGGTGCGGATCTTGACCGCAGCCAGCAGGCTATGGATGCCGTCCGGGCGAGAACTGGATCTGACACCGCGCAAAACCTGTTCGGCCAATACAACAAGATCATGGAAGCCAAAGGTCACGGTTCTTTGGCCACCGTGTTTTTGCTTGGCGGAATGGAAGCCTTCGACAAGATGGGCATCATGGGTGCGCTGGGTGTCGGTGCGACGGCGGCGCTTAAAAATGCTGCTGACCGGCTGCGAGCCAATGGTGTTTCAAACATCAATGATCTGCTGATGCGTGGCTTGGAAGATCCGTCTGTCGGCGCTGCCATGCTGCAACGCGCAATCGACAAGAACGGCAAGCCCGATCTGACAGCCATCAACCGGCTGAACGCCACATTGGCAAGGGGCAACCAACTGTCGCAGCAGGAAGAAGAACGGCGTCGTGGCCATGCTTCAGGCGGGCGTGTGTCGCGTGCGACCGGCGGGAAGGTATCAGACCACGATACGTCTGCCGACCGGCTGGTTCGGCTGGCAGAGCGGGCTAAGAACGCAAACAACAAAGACACCGAGCCGTTACTGGGTGTCAATGATGATGTTATTGCGAAGGCTCTTGATGTGGCTCAGGCCGCAATATAACGCGATCCAGTGTGGGGTTATTCTGTGCGCGGACCTGGTGATTGGGCCAGGTCCAGCATTCCCCGGTGTCATCCTGAAAGCAAATCCACATTAAATGATGTTCAGCGCCATAATCGAGAAGGAAATGGCACATTGCTTTGCCCTTTGGAGTATTGAGGGGCATGGGTGGTTCCAACTGCAAAATCATTCTTTGGCCTCATAATCTTTTCACGGCCTGTATAACACATCTCGCCGTGATATGTGCAATAAGCGCCACGGGTCACTTCTCCGCCGCAATAGAGGGTGCTGCTGGGGGTTCCGTTACCTGTAACAATGTATCGGCATGTGCGAAGGTTAAGCCGGGTGATCTCAATCCCTGGTGTGCCTGGGGCTGGCGTTGGAAGAGGCGGCAAAGGCGCAATAACTTCAACAGGCGGTTTAACTTTAATCCTGATGAACTTTTCTTTGACTATTTTTGGCGGTTTTTTCGGTTTTATCCGATAATCAACTTTTCCGGCGGCTCTCATCCGGCCCAAGATCCCGGCAACGGTATTCCGGGTTACTTTCATTTTGGCCGCAATTTGTCCGCCGGTTTCGCCTGCTTCCCACAGGGCCAAGATGCGGGCTTTTTGTTCCGGTGTGAGCATTATTCATCTCCATCATCCATATATAATAAATCGTATGCCACCTTTTGGCTTTCTGTCATTTGGCCATTGGCCAGCATTTCACGCAACAACACTCCCATTTTCGCATTGCGTGTTGTCATCAGTTTTAAGTGCCTCTTGCAAAGAGAATGCAGCGCTTGCTCGCTTTGCAACAGACGGGTCAAGTGTTTGATATTTTTTTCCGGTGGCATTGCTGAAATTCCAAAGCCCCCATTGGGCGATTTGCGTATAGCGCTCGGCGTCACTTGCGGTGCGTCCGGGGTCTTGGGCGATTTTTTCCAAAGCATGGCGATACTTTTGATTTTCAAACGCCAAAATCTGCATATCAACTTGTGCTTTTTCATAGTCTTCCTTTGGCGTTATGATCATCCCCTGGTCAACCAGATCTTGATATTTTACGCTGCCTTTGACCATCACTGCACCATTATCTCGACAGGCACTTCGTTCAACTCAAAAAACTGGCGGGCGCATGTGATTGCGTCCGCCCGATCTTCGGCACTAAGCCCGTTGGCAACAATGATATAGCACATCTGAAGGGCCAAAATGCCGACGCCGACAGTCCGGCCTCCGATGACTTCGCCAATATCTGCAATAACCTCGTCTAATTCAGCGCAATTGGTTTCAGCAATTGAGTGCATAGACGGGTCGAGCCTAATGCCAAGTTTTTTCATGAAGACTGTTTTTCCTGGAACTTACTGTTGCGAAACATTTCACGCATTGCCGAATCAAACAACTCTGCGTCGCGTTGACGGGTTTCTTCTTTTTCAACAAGCGCTTGATACCGCGTTGTCCAGAATTTAAGGCTGTTGAGCAGTTTTTCGTTTTCCATTTTCAAAACCTCAATTTCAAATTTGTCGGTTTGATCTTCGGGCTTCATTTGGGCGACCGCTTCAAGATCTTTATAATCCTCAAGCAAGGTTTTATAATCGTCGACCATGCGTTCATATGCGGCTTCGGCGTTTTCAGCGCGTTGTGTTTGCAAAATACATTCTCTATGCCAATTTTGGTTTTTAATACCTTCTTCCACGTTTTTTGGAACTGCCAAAGGTATTGGGTCATTGGCCAGGATGGAATCGACAAAGGCATTAAACGACCCAATAACAAGATTGCGCGTTTTTATGCCACTGTTTTCCATATTAAATATTCTTCCGCCAATTGTTTTTGATTTGACAACAAAAAGATCCCAAAGGTTATCTTCTTCTGGTTTATTTTTGGTGGAAGCGGCTAATTGGCGCAAAACTCTTTCTGCCCGAAAGCCTGTTTGGTTTTTGTAACCTCTGTCACCAATTATTGGCAAAGACGTAATTGAAAGGTCTTTCAAAACTTCTTCTGCATGTTGTGCGTTTTCCACATTAACGCGGATAAATTCTTCACTCATTTTATATCTCCATCATTGCATCAACTTCTGATTGAAGCTGTGCGGCCAATGCTCCGACATTATCGGGCGGGTTTTCAATTCGCGTATATAATTCCAAGGATTTACGATAACGCGAGTATGCAAGTTTTACCGCCGCAAGGGCGATAGCTTTAGTTTCACCTGAATTTTCTTCACGGTCAACAACCTTCATGACTTTATCTGCCAGGGTTAGCCAGAAGTCGGCGTAATACAAAACCTCTTCAAGTGTTGGGACGTGTTCAGTCATTTTTTATGCTCCGTCAGATAGACGGCAAGCACGAAGCCTGCCGTCGTTCCGATAGAAAACCAAAGCAGCCAGCCCATTACTCAGCAGGCCCGCCGGTGAGATCCACAGGCTCTGTGCGGGGCATGGGCGCGAACCGTGCGGCAATGTCCCGGATGTCCTGTTCGACGGTGTTGGCGCCGCTGAATTGCGCGGCAAAGGCCAGATAATTGATGCCGTCGACAAAGTGATCCGGGTTCTGCCGGTCACGTTTGGCCCGGACAAGTTTGGTCACATGGTGAACCATTGCCACGTCATACATGCTGAACGGTTTCCCCATAAGGATCGTCAGCGTCTTGGCGATGTCGTCGTGAACGTCTGTGACGTCGCCGTATGTCGACCGGCTCTGGATTGCGCCAATGGCGCTGGTCATTGCAGATTGATAATCCATAGGATTTACCTCAATATTTGTTGTTAAGGATCTTTACCTTCCCCACAAAACGATAATTGATCCCAATATATCCATTGCTGGAAAGCGTGCCGTTTTGCGGGTCTTTATAATATTCTTCAACCATTAAGAAATCGTTATCCGTCAAGGCGTCAAGAAATTCTTTCAAACCTTTGACGGGATAGTCGGCCACAACCTGGTGGACGGCAGTGCCGCTTCTAGCGGGCATATTCATCGTGATAACGAATTTCATGATTGACCTTTGGTATAATGATGGGTGGGCGGATTATACCCGGATGGGCATTGGGTATAATCCGCCCGTGACCATCAACCGAAATCTTCGTCGTCAGCGACAGGAGGCGCTACTTTCGTCGAACCGGTTGATGGGGCGCTTGTCCGGGGCGTTTCGGCCACGGCAGCACGTTGTTGTGGCTTGAAATCAGCCGGGCGAGCAACCCAAGCCGAAATTTCAAATTTTGGGCTGTAATTGGTTGACTTCCGAGACCCCTCTCCCGTTGTCACCGCTACAGTGTCCGCCAAAACAACAACTGGCAATTTGTCTGGGTTCTTTTTTGCACCTGCCATAAATTCATCGTGCAATTCATCCAGACCGCGCAAGAATGCTTTGGCTGTCGAGGCCATTTCGCGGGTGTCGCCACCGCATTCTTTTGCAAGTTTGACCACAAAGCGCACGCCGCGCTTGTGCTTTTCATTTGGCTTTTCTGGCTCTTCGCCAATTGGGCCGACGGCGAAGGATGGCGCTCCTCCGGTGTCAAAATCAATCCAACCAACCTCGATATTGCCCAGATCAAAAACAGCTTTGAAGTTTTTCGTAATATCTACGTCAGTGTTTTCGCCGTTTTCGCGGTCGCGGCGGAACATGCGCCCGGCGCGGCAGTCAAACTTTACGATTGGCAAGAAATTTCCGCCAGTCGATGCTTCAGTGCTAAATCCAAGTGCCATTTTTATAGTCCTTCTCTAAAATGTCGCTGTTTAGCCAGCGACGCGCTCTTGCCCACATGGGCGAAGCTCATAGTCCCCAAAGATCAAAAGCGTTTTTACGCGCTCTTGGATCAGAGAAATAAAACGAATCAACGTCCGGCACGACCAGGCTGGCCAGATAGTGCGGATCTTCGCTGATCGAAAGAAACCGTTGGATCGTCAAAGCGATCTTTTCCAAAGCAGCCACATGCTCCCGCTTGTTTTCAAGTTGATAGGTGGCCACCTTTTTGGGTGTGACGTAGGTGATTCGGGCGTCAAGATTGTCACCTCTGGCGGCGCAATACAAGGCCACCTGCCGGGCATGGTTGGTGCTGATCTTGGACGGCAAAGCATGGGTGGTTTTTAAGTCTATCAGGATGCCGTGGTTTTCCCATTCCATGTCATAGAAGCCGATCATCGGCACGGCCAAACCTTCGATGTGATACTTGATGCCGCCTTGGGTGCTGGATGGCTTGCCATATGGCGAAAGCTCTTTAAGACCCTGGACAACCATGTCGGAAATGGCGGCTTGTTCCTTTTCAATGCGCGGATCGCCAGACAGCGCCGTCAGCTTTGAAAATTCCTTTTTGGTAACTTCCTGGCATTCTTTGACGTCTGCGCCTGTCAGTAGGCCATGCACCACGCCCGACTCAACAGATGTTCCCCGGTGTGCCGCAGCGCCCACAGGCGACCGCAGTTTCAAGCAGCGCTCCATGACGTACATGGCAGGCGATGCAACGAATAAATTGCACTGGGACGGGGAAAGATGTTCGATGCCGTAACGGGCGAAGGGGTTCATTTACTTAATCCAATTCAATCAGGTGGGGTCACAATACGGCTTAAAAATTATTCGTCAACCCCCATTGACAAATTTTCCAAAATGTCAAATCTTGTGCCTACTGATTTGCAGGAGTGGACAAATGGCAAACGACATATTGAACTCGTTATTCAAAAAATTGGATGATCCGAACCTGGGGCTGAGAACCCTTGATATATTCGCGCTGTTTGCGTTGCAGGGCATCATCAGTGCCGACACGTTTACAGATCACGAATATGCAGCCGAACAGGCTTACAAATATGCAAAAGAAATGATGAAGCGCAAAAAATTAGAGGAGATGGGATCTTGAGCGCAACATATCAAAAAACCGTTGTTGTCAATTCGATCATGGTATTTCACCAGTTGGTCAATGAGTACGTCAATTTTGCGTGCCTCGTTGTTAAGCCGGGCGATCAAAATCGGACCGTGGCCAATTTTCTTGACCGGTTAAACAATGCGTCGATGGTTGAAGAAGAAACAGCGGACTCCGTTAAAAAGTCGGTTAAGAAAACCTTGGATGTGATGAAAGACATTGAAGCGGCACGCGGTGGCGACATGGAAGGTTACGCCAAACGGTACAAGGTGATGTCCGAGATCCCCAGCATTTTGCACATTGGGTCGGCCTATCCCCAGAGCGCTTTAAGTCGCCTGGCTAAATTGACGGGAAAAATCTGATGACCGAATTTCCAGATGCCCGCGATATAAAGATCAAATTGCTGGAACAAATGAACCTGAAATTGAAAGCCGATAATGTTAGTTTGCATAAACGGTTGAACACCAGCAGCGACGCCGTGAAAATGGAAAATATCCAATTGAAAGCCGAAATTGCGTCGTTAAAAAATGAACTGAAAGGCAAAAAAGATGTTCGTTATCTTTGAAGCTATTTGCCACACCGTAATTGCAATGGCGCTGCTTTTTGGCATTGCACTTGCGACCGTCACCATCATTTGGAAATTAGATACCTTGTCTGCATGTGGAGCAAAAACAAATGGAAATAAAAGACAAATTGAAATCAGCTCATTCATTTCACGGTGATCCGCTTCACCGCGAAGCCTGGGAAGAAATTGAACGGCTTGAAATGGTTATTGCAAAGATGACGCTCAAGGCATCAGAACTTTGGAACATTGGGGCGGATGCATTGATGAATGAAGAAACAGACGAAGAACGTGATCAGATCGACCGGCGACAAGATCATGAAGAGCCAGATCAGTGGGAGGAAGAGTGATGCAAATTTCAAAAATGATAACAGCACTATTAGCGGGAGCCTGCATGATCCACGGGGTTGTTACAGAGAATTGGGGGCAAGCCACGTTCTTTTTGATTGTGGTTCTCAGCACAGGAATGATGGGGGAGAAAGACTGATGGTTTCATTAGATCGCACATTCAAAGAAAATGATGCTGAATTAATGCACAGATTGTTTGAAGATCATGTAAAGCGGCAAATGAAAGATGCACTGCGACCTCAAATGGAACAAATCCTTGATGAAGCGGTGGAGAAAGCTGTTGCATCAATTCAAACCTCAATTAATTCGGTTTATTCGGCTCATACTAATGAACGATTAGTCCGAATTATTTTAGAAGATCATAGGGTGAAAAGATGATGGACATTGTTGAACGGCTTGTAAATTTTGTAACTTCTGACAGTGACGCGGAAGATTTGATGGCCGAAGCCGCTGACGAGATTGAACAGTTGCGGAAGAGGTTAAAGGATGACGCCAAAAACCTGCGGGATGAATTTGCAATGGCAACACTTGGGAAAACATCATTTACCTGTAGAGCGTATGGCGACGATTATTACATTACCCATAAAGACGAGATGGTTAAACTAATTTGGGATGTTGCTGATGCTATGATGGAAACAAGAGGGACAAAGTGATGGATCGTAGACAGTTTTTTATGGCCGCAGGTGCGGCAGTGGCTGCGCCGACGGTAATCAGCAAAAGCATTGCAGCAGCCGTCCAGCCTATCCCTCCTGTTGCGCCCTTGCGGGTTGTCAGTGGCGCGACTGGCTTTACGGAAATTGCATATATTACGCGTACTGACACGGTTCCGAGCTTAGTCCTGCAATTGTACAGCAAGAAAAATGAACAATTGATCTCGACCTTTCAAAATGCACAAAACGCAAGCCTGGCGAGTATGGTCGACAATATGAAGGTGAAAAAATGATCACGGAACTTTGGGCAACACCGATCCTTCAAATGCAAATCGACGATCACCAGCAGATCACAAAAGATCTCTTGGACATCATGCCAAAAATACCAAAGCCAGCAGAAGGTGAACTTATGAACGTCTGTAGGTTTTTCGACCGGGGAACATCTTTGATTGATTTCACCGATAGGCTTGTCAGCATCGCAAACGATTTTGTTTTGGATTACGAAAATGAAAGGGTCGAGTTGCTGCGGGCATGGTTTAATTATCAAAGGTTCGGGGATAATAAAGATCCGCATGTCCACCACGGCACGAAGGTGGCTGCTGTGTATTATATGAACGCTCCGACATATTGCGGCGATCTGCTGCTGTTTGACCCCAGGGGCGGAGTTCACGGCTGGGATCATAACGAAGTCATATACCATCGTATTACACCGCAGCCTGGTATGCTTTTGATGTTCCCCGGCTATGTTACGCATGTGACCGAACAAAACCGCAACCGGGAACCTCGCATTTCGTTTGTGGCCAATATCGGGGTTCGGTGATGGAAAAGGTGATCAATATCAAGTTTGTTTGCCCTGTGTGCAATTCGGACCGGCTGATCGAACAGGTGAAATATTCTTATAGCCATGCGTTCAACGAACTGGTGATTGCAAACGACTATCAAGCGGACCGATTTTTTTGCATTGATTGCGCCAATGATGTGCTGCCATCATGCGTCGATTTTGGATTGCGAGAACAAAATGCTTAACTGGGACCAGATCGAGGCCATCGCCGACCGAATCGGCGTGCCGTACAACAATTACAAAAAGTGGCGGCACAGGGACAACGTGCCGCACAAATGGCGCTATCCGCTGATCTTGGCATCGGGCGGCACAATGTCTATCAAAGATTTTATTGATCACGATCAAAAGAGGGGGCGGGCGGCATGAGCGAATTACAGGATGATGGTCCTTGGTGCATCATGGGCATTGATCCCGGCATATCGGGCGCGATTGCTTTTTTTTATCCAGAGCAAGACCGGGTGGCGGTTTACGATATGCCATCGGCGAACAATGTGGTGAACGGTGCGGAGGTCGCCCGGATCGTCAATGCCTATGCGCCGAAGCAGGCGATCATCGAGGCGGTCCATGCGATGCCTGGGCAGGGTGTCAGCAGCACGTTCAAGTTTGGCCAGTCCTACGGCATCGCTATCGGTTCTGTGTCGGCCTGCATGATCCCGCTGCACTTTGTAACACCTGGCCGGTGGAAAAAACATTTCCGGCTCGGGTCCGATAAAGACGAAGCACGCGGTCTGGCGATACAGTTTTGGCCTGTTTGCCAGCACTTCAGCCGTAAAAAAGATCACGGACGCGCCGAAGCGGCTTTGCTTGCTCGTTTTCTGAACGAAACAACCTGATTTTATAAGAGATGCAAATGTCGAACCCCTCCTTTGATGCGTCCTTCGCGGGCGCTGCCGATTATGCGGCGATGTATCGTGACCTTGGGTTGCAAGTCGTGCCAGCCAAGACGCCAAAAGAAGATACCCAATGGAAGCGCCCAGCGCTGCCTGAATGGCGGGAACTCGAAAACACCTTGGCCCCGGATCTGACGTTCCAGCGCTGGTATGGCCCGACCGGTATGCACACCAACCGGGACAATATGGGCATCATTACCGGCAAATGTTCAAACCTGGTTGTGGTCGACCTGGACATTCACAAAAACCCTGCTGCCACGTCTTGGTGGCATGAGATGGAACACAAGCAGGAAAAGGCAGGGGATCTTGAAACGGTCTGCCAGAAAACCGGCGGCGGTGGCCGACAAATCTTGTTTCTTGTTCCTGATGGCTGGGTTGCTCCGACCCGTAAAACATCAATCGGCGTCGACATCCGTGGGCAAGGTGGCTTCATCATGTGTCCGCCAAGCCTGCACGAAAGCGGCGACAGATACGAATGGCTCCCGAACCATGAGCCTTGGAACATGGAAATCGCGGTTATGCCGAAATGGCTCTGCGATGAAATCGACCTGCTGGTCGAACAGCACGGCGGCAGCACGGGATCACCTGCCGGTCAAAAGACGGCAAGCCCGGAACAATCCCTGACGGCGTTTGGTCTGATCCAGGACGGGCGCGAAGATTATATGACCAAGTTTGTCTGGGGCCGCATGATCGACCTGTATCGTGACGCGCCAATGATTAGCAAAGGCCAGTTGGAAGAAGAATGCCAGGCAGCGCTGGATCTTTATCTGATGAAAGTCAAAAGCCGCCTGCCGGATGATGGGACATCACAAGCCGACCGTCTGGAAAGAGAAGGGCGCGGCGCGTCAATGTTTCGGCAGAAGTGGGCCACGGCTGCAAAGCAATGGGACACAAAGGTCTCAGATGAAGCGAAGAAGGGGACACCAAAGCGCCCTTTAGACGTTGGTGATCTGGAATTTGACCCGGAGACGGGCGAGATCCTCAACCAAGTGTTCACTGTGCCGGAAGCGCCCGCAGACCCGACGAAGCCGGTGGATCGGTTTAACCTGATTCCATCGAATGAATTGACAGACGAGCCGGTGCAATGGCTGATCAAAGACATCCTGCCCGCCAAGTCTCTGGCGTCGTTATACGGCAAGCCTGGCACTTATAAGTCATTCGTGGCCATGTATGCTGCCTCTCATATTGCCCTGGGCTATCAGGTGTTCGGCAAGCCGACCGGACAGGGCGATGTGGTCTATATCGCAGGCGAAGGTGGCGCTGGTCTTAAAAAGCGTATGGATGCGCTGACCAGGCGACACAATCTGCCGGAGATCCCGAACCTGTATTTTCTCAAAAGCCAATTGAACCTGCGGTCGAAGCCGGAAGATCTGGCCGGACTGTTGGGCGCGATTAAGGGCCGCAATATCAATCCGCAGATGATCGTGATCGACACGCTGGCAAGATCATTCGGTGGCGGTAACGAAAACGCGTCGGAAGACATGGGAGCGTTCATTGCCATGATGGGCCACCTTCAAGCACAGACGGGCGCAGCCGTCCTCCTTGTCCACCACAGCGGGAAAGATGAGGCACGCGGACAACGTGGCCACAGCAGCCTGTTAGGGGCCGTAGATGCCGAATTGGAATTGATGAAACTGTCGGAAGATGACAGCCTGCACCGGATCGGGCAGTTGACGATCACCAAACAAAAAGACGGCGAAGATGGGCTTAAATTCCTGTTTCACATGGAAACAGTGGCGTTAAGCGATATTGATCCTGACCAGGCAAGCCTGGCTCTTGTGCCGGTAAACGACGAAGATCGGCCTGCTTCGGCACGCAAGCCAATGATCAAGGGCTACACAAAAGACGCCCTGGATGCGCTGAAAGTGGCTATTGCCGAAGCAGGAAAGACGGTCGGCCTGGAACAAATCCCGACGGGAAAGCGGGTCGTTTCACAGCGCGTTTGGAAGGAATATTTCGACGGTGGACAGGATGGAGAGCCGGAAGCGATCAAAAAACGGTTCTTGCGGGCGCATAACGATCTCAAAAAGTTTGGGACAATTGGTGTCTGGCAAAAAATGTATTGGATTTCAGACGATTAGAAGAAAAAGGGACATCGGGACATCGACGGGACAATTTTTAGGACATGATTTGCGACATTTTCCAAAAAAGGGACATTCGGGACATCACCCTTTAGGGATGTCCCATTGTCCCAAAAATGTCTGGTGTCCTTTTTGGGTTAAATTTTCAGGAGGGTAAAATGGCAAAAAAGCAGACGGTAAAAAACATGGCGGAGAGCGAGACCGGCGGGAAGGCGCGACACATGCCCTGGGCGCAAACACCGGGGATGTACATTGCAGGGCAGGCGGAGATCGACGAACTGGACATTGTAGCGCGGGATATGGAAACCCGGTGGGGTGTTGATCGGTTGAGATTGCTCGTTGGCGTTGAATTGCGCGAAAAGTTTGATAGGCAAAGATTCCTGCTAAACCATGCGATATGGCACGGGGATCTGGAAGACGTAAGACAGCAGGCAAAGCGCATGATTGCTGCCTGGCGTGCATTGGATCGCAAAGCCACAGAGAACGGCGCTGACGCCCTGCCTGCCCAGGTGTGGGAGATTGCATTGCCTGACGGCTCGGTGGCTGCTCTCGTCCGAGATAATGGCGATGCCAGGCTTGTTTTGGCCGAAGGTCGTTTTGTGAAAGTTTACACGGTTGCGGAGATTGGCCGGTTGATTCATGCGCTGCCGACCGTGATGGCGATCAAGGAAACTTTCAAAGGTGCGACGGTGACGGCAAGCCGGATCTCGATAGACGATCC